TTGATATCGACATTTATCAATGAAGACAATGCTCGTAAGGCTGAAGTATTCAAAGATAAGTATCATTATGGAGTACATATGTACGAGAAAGAAACAAAAGCGTGGGGTTATGGTCGCTGGATTCTTACACGTACCGAATTGTTAGAAAAACACAATGTACACTATGCAGAAGATTTAGCAGAAAATTACGTTCAAAGATGGGGCGCATTCAAAGATGGAAATTGATTTATCAGCTCTCATTACAGTTGCATTGATGTTTATTTCTTATCAGGTGGGACAATTGATTGGCAAAGCAGAAGCATATCATGCAGGGTTTATCAAAGGTGCCAGCGACGGCATAGATAAAATTTTACACGTACTTAAAAAAGATTATGGCATTATCATGGGTTATGATGATGTTGTGATCGAATCGGATAATAGGGCAAAATAATGTTTAGATACAATTGCGTAATTCGCAGGATTGTCGATGGCGACACTGTGGATGTAGATATCGATCTCGGTTTCGGGATTTGGCAACATAACGAAAGAGTTCGTATTCATGGTATTGACACACCAGAATCTCGTACTCGAGACAAAGTCGAAAAGCAATTTGGTTTATTGGCAAAGAAATATGTAGAAAGTCGATTGCCAGTAGGATCTAATGCAGTACTTGTTACTGAAAAACCTGGTGATGATGCAAAGGGTAAATTCGGCAGAATTTTGGGTAAGTTCGAAATATATGATCATGAGACCGATAGTTTTATGTTTTTAGGAGACATTATGATCCGCGAAGGTCATGCAGTTCCTTATTTTGGTTTAAGTAAGGAAGACATTAAAGAGGCACATCTTGCCAACCGTCAAAAACTGCATGAACGCGGAGTGATCTAATGATTCAAAACATTCAAGTTACGAAGAGAGATGGCGAAAGAGAAGTCTTAGATCTCGAAAAGTTTCATCGCGTAGCTGCGTATGCATGCGATGGACTAAACGGAGTATCTGCATCCGAGCTTGAAATCAAAACTCACATTCAGTTCTACAATAATATTAAGACTGTTGATGTACAAGAGATGTTGATCAAAGCAGCTGCTGATCTTATCACTGAAGAAACACCGAACTACCAATATGTAGCAGGTCGTCTGATCAATTATGGGTTGCGCAAAGAAGTTTATGGTAAGTTTGATCCACCTTCTTTAGTAGAACATATCATTAATGAAATTGCTGCGTTTAGATATGATCCTGTGCTCATGAACAAATATAGTCGAGAAGACATAGAGTTTCTCGATACGAAGATTGATCATGATCGAGACTTTGCACTAACTTATGCCGCAATGGAACAAATGCGTGGCAAGTATCTCGTTAAAGATCGTGTGACTGGCGAAATCTTTGAAACACCTCAAATGGCAATGATGTGTATTGCTATGACGTTATTTGCAGATTATGAGAAGAATAGAATGGAGTGGGTGGTGAAGTTGTATAATGCACTCAGTAATTTTGATATTAGTCTGCCTACACCTATCATGGCGGGAGTACGAACGCCTCAACGACAGTTCTCGTCTTGCGTACTTATCGAGACTGATGATTCACTGGACTCTATCAATGCAACAGCCTCGTCAATTGTTAAATACGTTTCTCAAAAAGCTGGTATCGGTGTCGGTGCCGGTCGCATCCGTGCTTTGGGCTCTGCTGTGCGCAATGGTGATACTAGTCATACTGGTATTATCCCCTTTCTTAAGTATTTTCAAAGTGCTGTTAAAAGTTGTTCGCAAGGTGGTGTTAGAGGCGGAGCGGCTACTATCTACTATCCAATTTGGCACTACGAAGTAGAAGATTTACTCGTACTCAAAAACAACAAAGGTACCGAAGAAAATCGTGTCCGTAATATGGATTATGGCGTACAGTTCAATCAAGTTATGTATGAACGACTAGTCAGAGGCGAGGACATTACTTTGTTCTCGCCACATGAATGCAAAGATATGTACGAAGCATTCTTTACTGATACTGACAAGTTCCGTGATCTCTACGAAAAATACGAACGTAAGACTTCTATTATGAAGCGCTCTGTTCCAGCTCGTGATCTCTTTGCTGCATTTATGCAAGAACGAAAAGACACTGGTCGTATCTATTTAATGAACGTTGACAATGCGAATGATCATGGTGCATTTAAGAAAGAACTCGCGCCAATTCGTCAGTCGAACCTCTGTTGCGAAATTAATCTTCCCACTACGCCACTCAACGATCTACACGATGAGAACGGCGAGATTAGTCTGTGTACTCTGGCTGCTATTAATTGGGGCAATGTCAAGAAACCATCTGACTTCGCATTGCCATGTGAATTGGCCGTTCGCGCGCTCGATGCATTGCTCGATTATCAAGACTATCCTGTCAAGGCCGCTTTTGTGGGCTCTATGAACCGTCGGCCACTTGGTGTAGGCATTATTAACTTTGCCCATTGGCTAGCAAAGAATGATACGAACTATCAAGATCCGAACCTCGAACTAATACATGAATATGCAGAAGCATGGTCATATCACCTAATTCAAGCATCTGCTGTACTCGCTGCTGAAAAGGGTGCATGTTTGAAATCAAATGAAACCAAATATCATGACGGTGTATTACCCATCGACACATATAAGACAACAGTCGATGAATTGGCAAAGCCAGATTACAAAATGGATTGGGGTACATTGCGTGATTTGTTACAAAAAGTTGGTATTCGTAACTCAACACTGATGGCGCTGATGCCTGCTGAGACGTCTGCGCAGATTAGTAATAGTACGAATGGTATTGAACCACCACGCTCGCTCATCTCTGTAAAGCAATCAAAAGATGGTGTGCTGAAGCAAGTTGTTCCTCAGATCGGCCGACTCAAGAATAAGTACGATTTACTTTGGGATCAAAAATCACCTGAAGGTTATTTGAAGATCATGGCTGTATTGCAGAAATTTATCGATCAAGGTATCTCTGTGAATACTAGCTACAATCCTCTGCATTATGATGAGGAAAAGATTCCACTGTCATTGATGATGCAACACATGTTGATGTTCTATAAGTATGGTGGCAAACAACTCTACTACAACAACACTTATGACGGAGCTGGCGAAATCACAGACGAACGTGATCCACCTATTGAAGAACAAGCACCTGTTTGTGATCTCAGTAATCCTGACGACTGTGATGCTTGTAAAATTTAATGGCGTTCTTAGTACATAATCTACCTCCAATCCCTGTCATGGTTCGTAAAGAGTATCTCTATGATCTCGAATACGGCCATGGCGAGTTTACGCCAGGTGTATGGACATCAGTCAAATCGGTGACAGGTAAAGCGCTGTACTTTGAAACACTATTAACAGATTATGGCGCGTTGTTTGATAAGCTACCAATATCTGCATTCGTATGGAAGACAGATCTCGATTTCGATCTGCCGCTCGACATATTACAATTATGGGACTGCTTTGACTATCATATAACTGTTATACAGAAACCACTTTTGTCAAGTTGTAAGTTTTTCGGCAAAGATAAGCAGTTTCATGAAGGCGAATATTTGTTTACAATAGATAATTGTCATGCAGACAAGAACGTGCTCAACGAAAACTTTAGTGAACATGATCCAGAACACAAGTCATTTAACATTATTCAACTAGACAATGGTCAATTTGCAGCTCAGCCGAACAACAGAATTATTTGGCGAGACTCGAGTTTAACTATCGACGAGCCACAGACGCCTGACTTTAAGGTTTGTACACAAAACTATCATGTAGAAACTGAACCAAAGTGGAGTGTGGGTCATACAGATGAGTGGAGTTATAAAACAAAGGAAGAAGCAGAATAATGTCCGTATTTCATACACAAAAAATTGATTTTACAACACAACCAGCATTCTTTGGCCCTCGTGTAAACATCGCGCGCTATGATAAGCAACGCTATCGTATTTTCGAGACATTGACTGATAAGCAACTCGGTTTCTTTTGGCGTCCCGAAGAAGTTGACGTTACTCGCGATAGTAAAGACTTTAAAAATCTAACTCAGCACGAACAACATATCTTTACGAGCAATCTGAAACGTCAGATCTTGCTTGACTCAGTACAAGGGCGCGGTCCCGTTGAGACGTTCATGCCTTTGTGTTCGTTACCTGAACTTGAGAACTGGCTCGTAACATGGGCCTTCAGCGAGACCATTCATTCCCGATCTTATACACATATTATTCGTAATGTGTATTCAGATCCTTCTAAAGTATTCGATGAGATGCTAGACATCAAAGAGATTGTCGACTGTGCTAAATCTATTTCGAAATACTATGATAACCTTGCAGAGAATCCAACGAAAAGAAATCTATGGCTTGCATTGAACGCTGTCAATGCACTCGAAGGCATTCGATTCTATGTGTCATTCGCTTGTAGTTGGGCATTCGCTGAGCTAAAGAAGATGGAAGGTAATGCAAAGATTATTAAGTTTATTGCACGCGACGAGAATGTGCACATGGCATCTACTCAGCAACTCATCAAGCTGCTACCTAAAGAAGACAAAGACTATGCCAAAATTGCTATAGATACAGAGGACGAGGTAAAACAAATTTTTCGTGATGTACTTGATCAAGAAAAAGCATGGGCCGAATATCTCTTTAAAGAGGGTTCGATGATCGGTTTAAACGCAGAGCTCCTGGGTGAGTATGTGGAGTGGTTAGGCAATAAGCGTATGTATGCCATTGGCCTCTCTAATGAACGAGGTGGATCTGATCCTTTGCCATGGACACAGAAATGGATTAGCGGTGCTGAAGTACAAGTTGCACCACAAGAAACTGAAATTACATCTTACATTGTAGGCGGTATTAAGAAAGATGTTGATGATGACACATTTAAGGACTTTTCATTTTGATTGATTTTGCCTCAAAAGTATTTAATAATTTTTTTATCAATGAAATAAAAAAAATAGATAGAGAAACCAGAAAAAAATGGAACGTATTACATATCGGTGACACTAATATACAAGATTGGAACAGTATAAAAACTTTACTTGATTATGAAGATATACATGAAAGACCCAAAGATATGTATGAAATGTATAGGTATTTGGGTTTTTTACATGTAGATATAGTGAATATAAACAATTTTGAAGATTGGTCACAAGATAATAAAAAATACGATTTTATTTTTAATTGCCATAGTTCTGATGTTTTCTTAGATCAAATAAAATTTCATGAGACATTGAATGATATTACAAAAGATCAATCACAAATTTTACATGTGGTACCATATTATTCTCCATTTGAAATGGGGTTTTATTCATTTAATCCAGCATTTTTTGCAAAAATGGCCAGTCATTTTAATTATGCTATCAAACATAGCTACATAGGAAGTCAATCATTGGCTTCATTGCAAAAAATAGAAATAGTAAATGAAATCGCGCGTGAAAGATATGCACAGCGACATTTTTTAGACATAAAACCGACTGCAGATAAAGGTTTAGTAGGGGCAGTTTTTATTTCAGTAGTTTTCGAAAAGGGTATAATAGATGTACAAGAAAACGATTAATTGCAGATCATGCGAAGTCAAGTGTGACGTAATTATTCGTCAGACTAATTTTGATGATGAAGAAATGCCAATTGAGTTTTGTCCAATTTGCAGCGCTTCTCTTGAAGACCAACAATTTGAATATGATGATGACATGGAGTTAGAATGGTGAGAGATAGTATTAGCTCGGCATGGGATCGCAAGTTCTTAGCGTTAGCACAACACATCTCAACATGGTCGAAAGATCCGTCTAAAAAGATTGGTGCTGTAGCCGTTGGTCAAAATCGTAATATTCTCGCCACGGGATATAATGGATTCCCAAAAGGAATACAAGACACTGAAGAGAGACTCAATAATCGCGAGACAAAATATGAGCTTGTGGTACACGCTGAAATGAATTGTATATATAATGCTGTAGAGAATGGTGTTTCACTCAAAGGTGCACATCTCTATGTTTATGGATTACCTATCTGCCACGAATGTGCAAAAGGCGTAGTACAAGTTGGTATAGGTAGAGTAATCGTCGAAGATGCATTATGCGCCGAACAACGGTGGTCAGATAGTTTTGCCAAATCAAAAAGAATATTCTACGAAGGGAATGTCGTCGTTAACTACTGCAAGCTATGAAAATCCTTGGATACATCTATTAGAAGGTTGGGCCCTCGAATCAGAGCATGTACAAAATTATTATGGTATGGTATACTTGTTAATTAATAAAGAAACTAAACGCAAGTATATCGGCAAAAAATTTTTTTGGAGTAAAAAGACATTACCTCCTCTCAAAGGCAAGAAGAGAAAGAGAAGATCATTAGTCGAGTCAGACTGGAAAAAATACTACGGATCAAATCAACAACTCAAAGATGAGCTCGCGAATGGTGCAGAGTTCGAACGATATGTTGTACAACTGTGTGAAACAAAAACAGAGTGTGCATATTGGGAAATGGATTATCAGATTAGATGCGAAGCATTACTGACTGAAGAATACTACAACGAATTCATTGGTGGAAAGATAAACGGAAAATGGCTAAAGAAAAAGAACACATAGTAGTTTTTACTCAATCAGGGTGCCCGCCGTGTGATTTGTTAAAAATGTATATAGAGCAAAGAGGAATAGATTGCGAGCTTATTGAGGTAGACACCGATATACAACGAAAAGTATTACAACAAATATATCCGGATATCTCAGAAAAAGGATTTCCTTATGCTGTTGTTAATAATCGATATGTTCATGAATTAATGTTATATTTGGAGAGTGGATTATAATGTTAGATGTTTGGAGAGTAAAAAAGACACGAGAAATCGTATATCCGATGGGAAAACAAGATAGTAACTATACTTTATGTTTATTCAGACATAAAAATCAAACTAAATCTGGTAATTATGGAAATGTTCGCGCTGTACGCACTGATAATTTGATCAAGGATCGTGAAAATGGCTGAGATACTTGGCGGAAAATTTGTTCGTAATGAAACAAATCAAAAATCGATGGGCGGTACCGAACAACTAACTCTAAAAGTTGCAGAACGATTGGATAAAAGCCTACTGGAAGATTTTCAAATCGTTTCTTCACGTTTCCGCGAACTCGACGAAGACAAAATACGTATATTTTGGGCTCATGATTTACCAGGTGATCCAGAATCTGAATTTCTTGCTACAGAACATGGTAAAATGAAGTTTCACAAATATGTTTTTGTCTCAAATTGGCAAATGCAGGGTTACATTGCTCGTTATGGTTTAAATCATTCTGATTGTATTGTACTAAAAAACTTTATTGATCCAATTGATGAAGTAGAAAAAGATAAAGAAAATATTAATCTCATTTATCATTCTACACCGCACCGTGGTTTAAATATTTTAGCGGCTGTGTTTGACAAATTGTGTGAAAAATATGACAATATTCATCTCGATGTATATTCATCTTTTAAATTATACGGTTGGGATCAGAGAGACGAACAATATAAGAGTGTGTTTGAAGCTCTTGAAAAAAATCCTAATGTGACGAATCATGGTACAAAATCAAATGACGAGATAAGAACCGCACTACAAAAATCTCACATTTTTGCATATCCTACTACATGGCAAGAAACATCTTGTTTATGTTTACTCGAAGCTATGTCGGCAAGAAATCTTTGTGTGCATTCGAATTATGGAGGTATTTTCGAAACTGCTTCTCATTGGACAAATATGTATCAATACAATGAAAAACCAACAGCACACGCTGCTGCGTGTTATAATATGTTAGATATTACCATTGAAAATTTTAACGATATGTATTTGAACACACAGCCATCAAAAATATACACTGATACTTTTTATAGCTGGACTAATCGAAAATCTGAATGGGAAGCTTTACTAAAATCACTTAAATTAGCTATAACAGATCGTTCTATTCCTGATCCGCCGCCGGAGATTTTTAGTTACAGTACTACATAATATAAATACTATTATGGGTAAAGTAATAGAATTTCCATTAGATCGCAGATATGAACAGATGGCTATAGCAGATGGTTTTGCTAACTATTCTGTATTTGAATCTGCAGAAATAGAAACAGAAGAATTTTTGAGCGAACTTTTATCAGGAATGCATGCATCTTCATATGATATATCTAATGAGAATTTTATAACTGATATTTCATTTTTATATGAGACTATGAAATCTCTAATATATAAAATGAATGATGTATATCATCCTATTCAAGATTTTTCTCATTCTCTTTATAGTCCAATGTTCTGCAATAACACATCTCAATTAGAATTTGATTTTTAGGTTTACAAGACCACTTTTATTTGGTAGAATATACTAGTAAATAAGTGGAGTTTAACAGTGATTATTTTAGATTACAACCAAGTAGCCCTTGCCAACCTTATGGTCAGTGGCCCAAAGAATGTTCAAGTTAACGAGGATTTGCTACGGCATATGATCCTCAACTCAATTCGCTCAAACAAAGTCAAGTTCGAACAAGAATTCGGCGAGCTAGTCATCGCATGCGATGCTACGTCTAACTGGCGCAAACAGTTTTTTCCGTACTATAAAGCAAATCGTAAGAAGAATCGTCAAGATTCCGGACTAGATTGGAATGAGATTTTTCGTGTGCTAAACATGGTCCGCGATGAGCTTGCCGAGTTCTTCCCTTATCCTACTGTTCGAGTAGAACATGCTGAAGCTGATGATGTGATTGCTACACTGTGTCATGAACATGGTCGCGAACTCGGCGGTGAACCAATTCTTATCCTATCAGGTGACAAAGACTTCCAACAATTGCAGAAGTATGCAAACGTCAAACAGTTCGATCCTGTGCGTAAGCGTTTTATTAAATGTAATGATCCTGAACTTTTTCTTAAAGAACACATCATCAAAGGTGATACAGGCGATGGTATTCCTAATGTGTTGAGTTCTGATGATACGTTCGTGGCCAATGCACGACAGAAGCCGCTACGAGCAAAACGTATGGATGAATTGCTCAAAGAAGTTCCTGAAGATTTACTACACAATTATCATCGTAATAGTATGATGATCGATCTAGATCGTGTACCTTCAGAAATCAAGCAAGAAACGTTGCAACAACTATCTGAACAAAGTAACAAGACTCGTGCAAAATTGTTTAACTATTTTATCAAATACAAACTCAAAAACCTAACCGAATGCATATCGGAGTTTTAAAATGGCAATAAAATTAATCAGTGATATCTTTAAAGAAGTTGAAAAAACAACAGGCAGAAAGAATAAGATCGCTAAACTTCAAGAATACGAGGGCAATAATGCTTTCATGCAAATCTTAGAAGCAGTATGTGATGTACGGATAATCT